TTTCTTCTAATGCATTGACATGTTTAGGAGTTTCCTTTTTGGTCTCCGATGTCGATAACGTTTCCTTGCTCATTTTTTTGCTCCTTATAGTTTAGCAGGTTAGAGATTTCCTGTAATATTATTGAATAGGCATGTGCCTGTCCTAACATATATTTATATTTTTCCATATTGTCAACCCCGCCACCCATCATTGTCTCTTGAATTTGTAGTTGTGCGTTGGATATTGACCTCTTAAGTTTATCTATTATTACTAGATCTTCCATTACTTAACCCACCTTTCGATTACTTTTATTTTCTCTTCTGCATCTACAATAACTTGTAGAAGTTTATCCATTTCATCCAAATGTTGAGGATGTTCACCTATACCTACAGAACTTTTAGTGTAGATATTTAAAGTTGCTACTGATTCAGCAATTTGTGCTTCATACCTTTTTTTTAACGCCTCTAGCATTTCGTATAGCTTCCTTTCCTTTTTTTGCTATGGATGCAACTTTATTTTTACCCATCACTTTTGCTCTTTGCTCCATAACGGTTAGTATTTGTATTTTACGTGCAAAGGGTTTATTCACACGTTTGACTTTCGCAACAGTTGCTCTTGCATCTGCTGGTGTTGCAAACTTAATTCTTACAGTATCTTTTGGATTTTCGTCTGTGTATAATCTTCTACCAGAACCTTTAGGCTTTTTTCCAGTTCCTACTTTAGGATCTTTTCTTGCCATTCATAACTCCCTTTAAAGCTTTAGCTTGTGCAGCGTGTGTTTTAGAGGCTTTCTTTAAACCTTTAATAACTTTTTTAAGTGTCTTCTTTTTTTTTAACATTTCCATCTCCTTCTTGCTTGACGTAGTCTAGAGTTTGGATCTCTTGCTGCTTTTGGGAATTTTTTCATTTGACCTGCGCTTCTTGCACAGTAAGACTTTCTTCTCTTTGCCGCAGCGGACCCTTTTTTAACTTTACCAGTCACAGCTGTTTTTAGTTTTGAACCGGGATTTTTTCTTCTATAGGCAGCGACACCGGCTCGGGTCATACCTGCTCCAGACTTTGTAGGTCTAAAGTTTTTTTTATTTCTTGCAGGCATATTATCCTGTCTCCTCACGCTAATCCTCCCATGCTCATACTTTTTCTTTTCTTAGCAAATGTTTTTACATTTGTTGGTTTTGGTCCTGTATTACCTGCTGCTCTTTTTCGTCTGACAGCACTCGCCCTTTGTGAGGCGCTCATCCGTGTGGCTTTTGCAAGGGGCACGCATTTTGGATACTTCCGTTTGGCGTCCTTCTTTTGTTTTGAACGACCACACTTTGCGAAAGAACCATCCTTTCGCTTGCTCCCAATATCTACCCATTTTTGAGCGAACCATTTATCAAGACCATTCTTTGCCATTAAACCATTTTAGTTTTTTTAGCTCTGTTAGCCATAATCTTACCACAACCCCTAGCAACCTTACCGCCGTTTTTATAACCTCTGTCTGGTCTGTTAAGTTCACCCATCAAACCACCTTCAGCTTTTTTACCTCTAAAGTCTTTTCTTTTTACTCCAGAAGGATCTTTAATTTTACCTGCACAAATTTTAGATGCGTAGGCGTTAGCATATGCTGAGGGATAAACTTTAAATTTTCTCTTTGCTGCGGCTTTACCTCTTGGACATAGTTTAGTCATTATGATCTCGCTGTTTGTTTTGCTCTTTTGAAGTCAGACGCTTTTGGTGCACCCTTTGCACCTTTCTTTCGCATCTTGCCTCCACGTTTTCTTTTAGCGTGAATGTTTGCATACAAACCTTTTCCCGCCATTATTTTTTCCTCTTCTTAACTCGTCCACCTTTTTTCATAAAGCCCATTTTGTTTCTAACGGCTTTAGGAAGTTTACGTAGACCTTTTCCTTTTTTACCTGCTGGTACTGGTCTCATTTTTTTTTCCTTTTTTTATCAACGTTTTTTATTTTACCTTTATTTTTAGATGCATAAAAAACTTGTTCAGCTTTTTTCTTACCATAAGTCTTTTTCATAGACTTCATGATTTTCTTACCTTTAGATGTAAGAGGCATTATCTATTGATTTTGCCTTTTTTCTTCATCTTGCTACCGAATTTTCCGTAAGACTCATCTCTAGAAGCTTTTAATTGCTTCTTCGTTCTTTTCTTCTTAATTCTCATAGCAATAGATTCATCTTTTCTTGCTTTGTAGCCTTGTTTTTTCTTACCAACTTTGCCGCCTTTTTTCATAGCGCCTCTGTCCATAAGTTCAGTTGGCATTCTTTTTGATCTCATGTTTACACCTTGTCCACGTGAATACATCATATCTCCAGTTCTGCCGCCCATTCCGCCACCAGCTCTTTTTACTCTAGCAGGGCCTCTTGGGTTTGTTACTTGTTTATTAAATCTAGGGTTTGCCATTATTTTTTTCCTCCGTTTCTAAATATTTGCGTTCCTTTGATACCAAAAATGCTTGCAACTACAAGCACCCATAAATTCGTGAACCATTTCGGAAGCTCATGAAAGTATTCGAAGAATAATTTTACCTTCTCCATAGCAGTCGGGTCATCCGACATAACCGCCCACATTAAAACTACGATGGGCGCCGAAATTATTATGAGAACAAATTCATCTTTATAATCGTTTTGTCTCGCTTCTAGTAATTTGCCTTGGTAAGATTCTTCACCGCGAGCCATTTTTTCTGCATGCATCAATTGTGCATCAGACATGGCCATTTTAGTTTTCTGACGGTTAGAATATATCTTTGCGCCAGCTTGCATAGCAATCTTTGCTAAACTGAACCAAGCCATATTAGTACCAGGTTGCTTTAACTGGTTTTTTGTCAGGTCTCATACGTCTTGTACCTTTAACATCAACCACTTGTGATTTATCTGGGTCAGTAGCTTGAATTTCAACGCCACCAGTTTGGTATCCGTCTTTACCAACACCTAATTCTTTTTCAATTTTAGGTGCTTTAACGTAACCTTGACCTCTTAAATAATCTTTAGTCATATTGTTCTCCTTATTAGTTGATTATAACTATTTTTTTTTAAAGTTTCTACCAAAATCGTGAATTTTACTTGCATTAGACATTTGCTGCTTGGCTAATGACACTCCTGCTCGTAATCCAGCTAATTCCTCGTTTTGTTCTAGCTTGGCTTCTTGATTTTCTTGGTTCATCATCGCTCTCATCTTATCAAGATTCAATCTTTCTTGACCTTCGTCTTCTTTTCTTGCGTTATCTCTCGCTCTTAAGTCAATTTCTCTAGCTTTTAACTTAACAAGAGGGTCTCCACCAAATTCACCACTAATTTTTTCTTCTTCAGCAACATAATCTTTAGTCATTTCAGCAATTAATATGGCTTTTCTTGACTCAAGTGCGTTTGTAATCTGTTGAACACGTTTTTGTTGCTGCATAACTTGTGGATTTGCCATCATACCAGATGCCATTGCAGGATTCATAGCTCCCATTTGTTGTAACTGTTGAGTAATTTGTTGAACTTCTTGTAATTCTTGTACAAATTCTAATTGAACTTGTTCTTGTGCCATCAAACTTATGTGTTCTAAAATATTTTTTTGTAAAATTGCTAAAACCGGTGGATTATTTTGCACCATGTTTAGTCCCATGAAATGTAAATGTGCATCAATGTGGGCTTTGTGGTCTTGACCTGGAAAAGCTTGTATTGGTTTACCTGACATTGCCATAATATGCTCTAATGCTGGATCCATTGGCATTGGTTTTTGTGGTGGTGGTAAAATTGCATTTACATTTTTTACTCCCAGCGCGTCATACATAGATCTATATGCTTGATATAGATTATGTATCTGAGGATTTGATTGCGCCAGTTGTAATTGAGATTGAGCTAAAGATATTCTTTGCGTCTGTGAGAAGATGTTTGGATCTGCTACAGGTAAGATATCTACTCTATCATCAAAATCTTGAATTTTAATTTCTCTAGATGCTCCTGGTACATCATATGGATATACAGGTGGTAAGTAAGTTTTGAAAACGTTTGATAATAATTTAAATTCTTCTTTAAGGCCAACGTATAATCTTTTGTGGATCGCTGACATAACTCTTGAACCTCTTTCAAGTAACGCTACTGTTGTTCCAACTGCAGCTGCTTGATTCATATCTCCAACTTGTGAGTCAGCAATACTTGCAAATCTTTGACCTGCTTGAACTACGATACCCATTAATTGTAATAAAGTTGCATCAGGACCTTTAAAAGGTAAAGGCATAAACTGATCTCTAATATTTCCACCAGGTGCATCAACATCTCTAAACTCACCAGGTTGTAATGGTTGTGCATCATCTCTAACTCTTATACCTCTAGATTTAAATCCAGCAGGTAAGTTTGCTAAAGTTCCTGCATCTAATAATTGTCTTAATGCAGAAGTTGCAGTTCTAGTCAAACCACCAATCATGTGAATTAAACCAAAGCCATAAAAACCTGTACCAGGTAAAAATTTGAATTGTACAAAGTAACTTATTTTTTTCTTTAATGGATCTGTAGGTTGATAGTTTCTTCTGATGGATAAAATTTTATTATTAGATTGTGCGATTGTTACAATATAAGGTAATTTAATTCCTGTTGGTTCACCATCTTCGCCCATATCTTCATAACCATCTAAATCTAAATTAGTATGCATTTCATAAAGTGTATATTGATCTTCTTGACCATCTTTTGAAATACCTTCTAATTCTAATTTTTTATCTTCTAATTGATTTTCTGTAACAGGTGGTTTTCCTAAATCTATGTCTCTATAAAAACCAGATACTTGTTGTTTTCTTAAATCGTTTTCAGAAATTTTTACAACATGAATAATTGCTTCTGCATCTTCTAAACTGTTTGCAGAATATGGAACAATCAAATCATCTGCAGGAACAAATTTAGAAACGGCTCTACCTAAAAGATCGTCATAATAAACTTTCTTAAATGTAGAGCCGGACAGGGGAAGATAAAATAACATTTGATCAAACTCTGGTTCATACTCTTTCATCTGATCCATAATTTGATAATTCATAAAATCTTTTACACGTTTAGCTTGTTCTTCTTTGGGTACAGTTACGTCACCTAAAATTTGTGTTCTAACTGGACCATCGCTTGGTAATAATTCTTTATATGCTTGTGCTTGAAATTGTGTAACCGCTTCAGCAAGTACAGGGTGATTAACACCTGATGCACCTCTGAAAGGTTCTGTTCGTCTTTCGTATTTGAAACCTAATAATTCTAAACCTTCTCTATAAGACTGTTCCCAGTCTCCTCTTGATTCTTTGTATTCTGTGTATTGATCAGAAAGTTTTGATCCTAATTCATCTAAAGCACCATCACCTAAAAATTCTGCTAGATTTTCAAAATGATCTTGACCACCTTCTGGTGAGGCAACTGCTGGATCAAAAGAAACTTCAGCTCCACCTTCTTCTGTCATTTCTATTTCAACAGGTCCACCTTGGGTTTGTACTTCTTCAACTTTTTCTTTTACTGCTTCTTCAATCTCTGCTTCGCCTGGAAGCTCCACAGTCGTTTTTTGATTGGGCAAAGATTTATCTATTGTAGCCATTTGTTATTCTACCTTGATTTAAATAATGATTCAACACCTGATACTTCCATATCAGGGATTTGCATTATAGTCAATTCCATAATGCCTCCGTCTTTTTTCTTCTTACGTCCTAAAAACTCATCTAGATTAGAAACAGAACTACGTAATTCGTCAGCGTCTGTTCCAACTCCGTCAAAAACTTCTTCTAATTCTTCTAATTCTTTTACAGGCACTCCTTTTGTTGTCTCATCTGCGGTTACTTTAATTTCTGCTAAACCCCTTGTGTCTTGATCAGTCATAAACTCTACGTTTGAACTGCCTGTGCCTCTATCAAACTCAACTTTAATGTCTGGTCTATCTGGGTGAACATAAGTTTCTATTCTATTTCCTTCACCTATCTTCTTACCTTCACGCATAACTTTTCCAATTACCGCTTCGTAAAACTCAATACCTTTGTCAGCTACCGCCGCAATACCTTCTCTTACAGGTTCTTTCTGTAAGAATTTTAATTTACTCATCATTGGCATTGATGCCAAAACTCCAAGTGCTTTTAAAAAATCTCGTCTGTCCATTATGCTGATAGATCCATTTGTTCTTGTGCTTGCGCCAGGTAAGCTTCTCTTTCTTCATCTGACATGCCCGCTAGTTTTTCTTTTTCTGCTTGTAAAGCATTGTATCCCATTTTTCCTAAACCTAAAGCAGTAATTCCTGCTCCAATAGGAGTTAACATTGCTCCCGCTCTACCTAAACTTAACGCTTTACCTAAAGCTCCTGTAATACCTTTAGCACCAATTCTTTTTGCTGCTTCTGGATATAATAATTCTACGCCTACCAAAGGATCTACAGTTGCATCAACTATATTTTTTCCTTCGTCTAAATTCTCCTTTATTGTGGCGCCAGCGAATCCTGTCGCTGCCAATGGAGATGCAAGGGTACTTAACAAACCTTTTAATAATTTACCTGTGCCTTGTCTTACTGTTTTACTTAACAATGGTGTTGAAGCGATGGCCGCTGTTGGCATTGGATTATCTGCTGCCCATTCAAGCATAGTTCTGTTCGAAACTTTTTCATCATTTTTAGGATCTAAAAAAGCTCCTGCTTCATCATTATATTTAATTGGTGTTTCATCTGCTTTTGCTATTCCTACTAATGAAGCTGCTGCAATTGCCGGAACAGCAACTTTTTTTGGTAATTTAGGAATAGTTTCTTTTACAACTTCTGTAAATTTAGTTAGTGGATCTGCAATTTGTTTATATCCTAAACTTTTTGTTGGAAAAGTTCCCTCTGGAACTTTTGGTTGAAGTGTAACTTTTAACTCATTTGCTTTTTCAATAATGGTTTTAACTTTTGGATTATCAGGATTTTTTTCAATAAACTTTTCAGCCATTGATTTAAAACCACCTGAACGATTATGAGGACCTAAAATTAAATTTCTGTTGTAAGGTAAATTTTTCATTTTACCTTCTTTATAAATATCTCTTTGATGATCTATTTCATAAAGACCTCTTTCTTTTATTTGAGATAGATTAGGTTTTATTTTTATAATATCTCCATCTTTTGAAACAGTAGTAGATAACTGATCTATTAGTTTTGCATCCTTTAAAACAATATCAGGATTATTTCTAATTTCTTTATTAAAAGCTCTTGCTATTTTTCGTTGTTCAATATTAATCTCTTGTTCTCTTTTAGAAAGTTTTACATCTTTTTCTTTAATTCTTCTTGTTTGTTTTCTTTCCGCACCTTTAATAATATCTCTTTCTTTTTTTACTGGATCTAAAGCTCTTTTTAATTTTTTTCTTTTTTTAATATTTCTTTGATATTTTAAATCAAAACCTTCAACAGTTTTTTTAGCTTCTGCCAATGCTCTTTTTTGTTGAGGGGATATTCCTACACCAACTCCTGATTTTACATATTTAGGTTTGTAGTTAGGATCACTTGTCATACCTTTATAATCTTCAAGGTATTGTTCAAAAGTAATTTTATCTTCTATTAATTTTCCAGCTCTAATTTTAACTCTTTGATCATTTGTTAATTCACTAAAACTTTTTCCATATGCTCTTTGAGATATAGCTTCTTGTTTTTCTGTGACTGGCAATCTTGGAGTTCCTGTTTGCTTTTCTGTTTGAAAAGTTCCGTATTGATTTTTAACAACCGCCATTATCTTTTCCTTGTAAACATTGTAGCAAGACCACCTTTAGCAAATCCATAATCAGATGCATAACCACCACCAACACCCATGCCTGCTCCTGCAGAAGTTGGACCACTGCTTCCAGAGTATCCTCCTTCACCTTGTGAGATACTTAAAAAAGCTTCTCTAGCTCTTTGAGAGTCAGATGCTGCCGCAGCAGCTGCAGCTTGTGCTGCTTCTTGTTGTGCTATAAATTCATTAAGTTGATTAATTTTTTCTTGTCGTGCATCTTGTCTTGTTCTTGAGGAAGGTGTTAAATTTAATTTTTCTATTGCAGATATTCTAGCTCTTGCTCTAGGTGATAAATCAAATCTTGTATTATAACCTTGCATGATACCACTTGTTAATCTTCCAAGATCATCAACCTCTGCACCACTTGCATCTAAAAAGTTTTGTTGTGCTAAATTTGAAATAGTAGGTTGACCTAGTTTACTCAAACCCGATAATAATAATCCAGCGCCAGGTATACCTGATGCAGCGCCTAATAAAAATTTACCAGCACCAGAAGCTAAACCAGATCCTGATTCTAATCCTGCGTTAATTAAATTTTGTACTTCACCTATAATACCACCCTCCGCTTTCATTCGTGGGTGCTTACCAGTTTTTTGTATTTCTAATATTTCTTCAAAAGTCTCATCACCAAAAAGTTTTATGTCTGGAAAAGTTTCTTGAATTTGTTTTTCTATAATGTCTGTGCTTGCTCTGGCGCCAGGAGATTTAAGAGCTTCTACCATCTCATCGCCTTTACCTGGACCTTTTGCTTCGTCGTAAATTTTTCTGATGTCATCACCAAAGTCTTGTGTACCACCCATGATAGGTTTCTCAGGATTTAAAGTTTTGCCTTCCATGTCTACAACTTTTGCAGACTCATCAGCTCGTTGTCTTGCTTCTTGTTTGATTTTGATAAGATCCAAACCTTCAGGATCTTTCTTCATCATCTTTTGATACCCTCTGATTAATCTATCTAATATGATTTGATAATTTTCTTGTGCTGCTTGTAATGCGCCTAGGCCAAATTTAATTTTGCTCATCAGTAATATTCTATTTCAGGTCTACGTTCCGCCTGTTCTTTTTCGTCTTCTGGATGCCCTATAAAACCTCCCTGTCTAAATCGCATCACCGCTTGAGTCATTGAATCCACTAAATCGTCATTGTCTCCATATGGAAACGCTGCACACTCTTCGATCACTTCTTCTGCAAATTTATCTTCAGGCGCCCATATCTGACCAGACTCAAATAATGGAGATACGGCGTTTACTCTAGCATGTTTATCGTTACCTTTGCTAGGAGTGAAATTTATAACAGGAATACCAAGTTTTCGCAACTCATATGTCAAAGGTAAACCAGAAGCTTTTGACTCTATGATAACCGTGTCAGGGTTCCAATATTTATATTGTTCTAGTGCTACTCTACGTAATTCAGGAAACTCTAGTCTTTCTTTCAATGCATCTAACAAGATTAGATTCGGTCCGCTGTCCTCTGATGGATAAAATACGCCCCAGGTTGTAATGGCAGAATAGTCAGCAGTTTCTTTTTTCATGAATGCTGTATCATAAGATTGTATGATATGTTGAAGTTGAGGAACATAACCTTTGTCCCAAACATTCCACCACTCACGTTTGATCAACGATCCTTCTTCCGCTGTTGGATCTTGCATCCACTGCGCGTTCCATTTACCCACGCTCAACGATGCTTTGACACCTTCTAACTCATCTAACTTCCAAAACTCTGGCCACAAAGATTTACCACTGGGTAAGATAGCTGGAAACTCTACAACTTCCCACTGATCTGATTTTAATTCTTTTTGATTTTTTAAAAGCATGCCGGTTAGATCTTTTGTATTCCATCTTGTCATAACCACAACAATAGAACCACCTGGTTGTAAACGTTGACGTGGTCCTGATGTGTACCAGTCATAAGCACGTTCCAATGCCTGCGCATTGAGGGCATCTTGTTCTGAATGTGGATCGTCGATAATAAGTAAGTCCGCTCCACGGCCCGTTATGGCCGAGCCAACACCGGCTGCATAATATTCACCGCCTTGTTCTGTTTCCCATTTACCAGCCGCTTGACTGTCCTCTCTTAATCTAGTTTTGAAAACGGTTTGGTATTCTGGGCTATCAATTAAAGTTTTAGCTTTACGTCCAAAGCGGATCGCTAATTCAGTGGTGTG